TCTTTAAATGTTCTTTTTGTCTTTGTACCTGATACACCTTTATCTACAAATGTACCATAGCTATCCATATAGAATTGTACTGAAAAACCATCAGCATCAGCAACTACTTTAAAGCTTATAGAGTTTTCTAAGTTTGTGCCTCCTCCTTTTGCTTTTTGGAGACTACCCTTAGCTCTATTGACTACTTGCTTACCAAAGCTATTTAAATACTTTTCTATATTGTCAGTCTTCATTACTCTAAACCTACGAATACTTCAACTCTAGCATCTGTTGTACTTGCAGTTTCTACTGTTACCTTAGAAAGATTTTCTAAAGTAGGAAATGATGGTATAGTACCTGTTTCTCCTATAAGAACTGCTTCAGCTCTACTTAAAACGTGAGAATTGCCTGGAGTAATTAATACAGTATATAGATTTGATGTGCCAATAAAAGCCACCTCTATATTCTCTGTTGTACTTAAGTTAGTGATTCTGAAATATTTAGTTCGGTCTACATCAATAGCACCTACTGAAGTGTAAGGACTTGCAGCAAAAGAACATACTGTTGTCTGTTGTCCTTGTGTACATAATACTATTCTTTCAAATACATCATTGATACCTGTTGTGGTTACTGAGTTTGTAGAACCTCTTAGTGAACCATTCAAGGTTACTGTTTCTGATATTGTTGTTACTAAATCTGCCATATTTTATATTTTAATTGTTATTGTTGGTGGTATTATTTTTATTATTACTTTGCCTATCTTTATCTTATTTAATCTCTTTAGTATCTCAATCATTAGTAACCAGCACCTTGATTTAATACAGGTATATTACAAGTACTAAAGTCATTCATTACTTTAACTCCTATCTGAAACACCCAGCCACAACAAAGATTGTCAAACCTTTCTTGAAATGGTTCTATTGTAAATTGATCTTGTGTAAAGTATATTGGTGCATTAATATCATTGACTCCTTCAAGTGATTGCCTTGAACTATGTCTTAACATACCTATAAAGTCAGTAGCTATTTCTAAAGTCTGATTCCATACCTCTTGCTCATTGTTCTTAGTGTTTACTAATTTAGTAAGCTGTGTTTGTTGTTTAGTCTTCCAATCATTCTTTTCGCTTACCATATCCATTATAAAAATTTGAAAGTTATAGATTAACTCACTATCTCCTGTTGATACGTTTAATGGATTGATATGTAGTAATGGAAACTTCTCCAACTTCTCTAAATTAATGTCATATATATCTCCAACAGATACAGTAGATATTTGTTTATGATACTCTCCTAACCTACATAGAGTGTTTATTACGTTATTGTATGTCTTATTACTTACCATTTCTTTTTACTTTATTTTGCGACTCTAAGTCTGTTTCATAACTTAACCAAGTAAATGCTTCTAATAGGTTAAGCTTTGTTATTTGTTCTAGTTTTGAAATATCTGCATTACATAATCTATAAAATATTCCAAAGTACCCCCACTTATCAGCAAAGGATTCTGTTGCTATTGCGTCTTCGTTTCCTTCAGCCGTTCCGTCAAAAATGATTGCAAAGTCTGCAATGATTCGTTGGCGAAAGTGTAAAAAAAAACCAATGCACTTTGCACTTGTTCAGCTGACATCTGCTTCATCTGTTCGGCTCGTATTCTAATATCTCCATCATACGCTTTAATTGTATAGATATCATTCTTTTCTTCTACTATTGGTCTATACAGTATAGCCATTATTTCAGGTAATTGTTTCTCTATATCTATTTTAATCATAGTCTCTAAGTCAGCCCATTCTCCTAACGTGATTGAGTCTAGATTAGGATGAAACCCATATCTCTTACCATCTATTTCAATTATCCTTTTTAAAGAACTATCTTGCTTCTGTTGTAGCTCAGAAATTTTACGCATTATAATAGCTATATCATTTAATTCTAATTCCTTTATCAGCTTCTTAGGAATGTTAGATAATGCTTTTATAGTTTCTAAAGCTTCTTCACTTTTACTAAGTTTATGATAATCAACAAGTTTTATCCACTTCTCTAATGTTACGTCTTCCCACTTGTTAATTAACTTGAACTCTTTTACTTTGCCCTTCTTCTTAATCTTTATCTTCATATACTATATAATAGAAATTGTTGATATTTAGTTTAAAATGTTATCTTTGCTCAGTTTTAGTTAATAATTAGGGGAGGCATTGTGCTTCCCTTTTTTTATTGAACATAATACTTTCCAGCATTAGGATTGTCTAAATGATAGATTACGTTATACCTTATTCCGTCTATTGCGTGGTTGTATGAATCGTGATATAATTTAGAACCCTTATCACTGTATATATAATTGTTTAGTTCTTTTGCTATGTTAGTTGACTCAGGTGTTATTACTAAGTGATAATCTTGCATACGTGTTATACCACTTTCAATAGTTCCTTTCTTAACAGGTTTGATGTTTACTCCTAAATGCTTTAAATCGGCAATTAGACGTGGCTCACTGCTATCAGCGATAACTAATTTATTTCCTACCTTGTCTAGTATTATCTGTGCTAGTTCATTTGACTTTAAACCATTCTTGTATAAATGCTCTTTAAGATATATCCTTTGTTTCTTTTTGTCTATTGCTACTTCAGTCAATGAATCAGGATCAACTGAGAATCCAAAGTCCATACCACAAGAAGTCTGTAAGTTATCAGGATTAAACTCTCCAATACTCCAATTATCAAATACTACACCATCTGCTCTGTCTAACCAGCCACCTAATATTTTATGTTGATACTTTTTAAAGTTATTGTGCTTTATAGTCTTAATACGCTCTAGGAAGCTCTCTGAGAGGTTTTTTCTGTTGTCCTCGTATGTACTATGGATATAGCATACATTGTCTTTAAAACCATTAAAACCAGCTTCAACTCCTTTATCTTCAAAAAACCTTTTATATATCCAATGCTCTTTAGTAACAGGATTAAGTATAAGTATAATTCTATTTTGTATATTCTTTTCTCTAATACTTAAGTCTATTGTATCAAATATATCTTCATCAATAAGTTCTTCTGCTTCATCAAGTACCCAAGTGCTTACACCTTGTAATGACTTTAGACTAGCAGTCTGATTACCAGCTGATGTCTTGATACCTCTAAATAGTATGTCTGATTTATTCTTTAGATTGACTACCTCTGCTTTATTTACACTAAAGGTATTCTCATATCCTAATAGTATTATCTTTTCTAAGAACTCAGGAATGATTGACAAGTGAGCTGATACCATTGTAAAACGTGTAAACAATACTCTGATGCCTTCTGTCATTGTTAGTAGTGTAAGAAAGACTGTAACGGCAAATGACTTACCTGATCCTCTACCACCTGTGATAATGTAGTATCTAGCTTTAGATTTAAAAAGTTCTTGATATTTCTTATTCAGATTCAATTCCTGTAAGTTTAATAACAGGTTCAGTCTCTACAAAGTTAATGATAGGCATATTTAGACTTTCTTCATTAGTTGTTACATCAACTCTTTGTTGTGGTTTACCATAGAAGTATTCAAAGAATAACTTTACTGCCCATTGTTCTTTCTTTTCTAATCCTTGTTGTAGTGAGTCTAGTGCTAGACTATTCATAGGTGTTAGATTCTCTATAAGCTTTTGTTCATCTGACCTACTTGGTCTTCCTCCTTTGTTTCCTTTAGTTCCTTTATTGTTTCTTCTTCCGTCCATTTTATTCAGTTTAATTCAGTTATCTAATCTTTTTAATATAATAGAAATTACTCATATTCATTTGGTAGCATTAGTCTTACACCTAGTTCATACAATGCCCATATCCTTATTTGATCTGCATATACTTCAAAGTCTTTAGTGTTCATTTTAGCTGTACTATTTACTACTTGTAATCCTATTTGTCTTTCGTTTATCTCTATACTTTGCCATTCACTAGCAAACTTTACTTTAAGTGTATCGTGCATTTCATCAGGAAAGTAACCTAACTCTGATGCTAATGGTTGTACTATACAAGCCCAATAGTAATTGTTCTGCATTTTGCTTCTATTGTTTTTTTGTTTCTTAACATCTACAATATAGTCATTACCTAATTCTTTTAAATAGTCAAATAACTTTTGCTTGTCTTCACTATTGTTTATGACGTACTTCATTAATCAAATGATTCATTAATACCTCTTTCTCCTACTAGCTTTTCTTTAGCACCTGCCCATAGTTTATCTCTCCTCTTAGTTAGTGATGGTTCTGTACGTCTAATTGTAGGCATACCTTCTTCAGGTTCACTATCCATCCATAGACCACATTGACATCTAGCTTCTATTGTTCTCCAGCCATTGTCTCTATATCTAATAGTTTGTTTACCTATTTCTTGTGTGTTACCACATTTGCAACTATAAAGTGTCATTGTAATTTATCTAGTTCAAAGTGTAAGTGGTTTATAGCTTTTCTTATATCTTGTATGCCACCATCACTATGTTTGTTCTTAGCTCGTAATAGATAAGATACTGCTGTTGCCATATTGTAGCTTAGATCAAAGTCTTCTACTACTCTACGTGCTTCATATCCGAAAACCTTACCAACGTAATAGTCAGGTATTCCTAGTTCTTCTTTGCTCATTAACATCTTAGGATTTATCAGTTCTTTTTTCTTTGTCATTTTCTAGTATTTTAATTAGTCCGTCTTGTGTATGTAAAGGTTTAGCATCAGTAAACTTTCTATATTCTTCAGGAGAGTATATAAGCTTTACTTCTTTTACTAAGTCTTCATTATATTTCACTACCCATCTACTTGAGTAGTGCATCTTATTTCTTTTTAGGTGTGCTAGGTAACTCATTGGCTGTATTTTTTATATAGTTTCTTTATACCATCAAAGCAAGTTGATATACAAGAACCACAATTAGTATTAGTTTGATAGTTTGTATTGTATATTGTATTGTAAGTCTCTATCATTAATTTTTTAGCTTGTACGTTCTTTGCCCTTCCTGTTTTTAAGTCTTCCCACATATTTAATATAGCATCTATTATCTCTTGTGGTAAGTCATCAGGTGCTTTCATAACCTCTGACGTTTTATCCCAATACTTCTGTGGACAATGTTGGTTAGCTATACGTGCCTTAATTTTCATAAAGCACATACAAATTTTACAACTACCTGTTGGCTTATAATAGTAAGCACATCCTTTACAGATTTCTATCCTATCTTCATAGACTTCATTTTCAACAAAAAACCTATTCATTTCTTTCTCCAATCAGGATGTCTAAAGCCAAACATCATTACAAAACTATCATTCTTTACAGGATCATACATCTTCATTTAATTCATTTTTTAGTATTGTTCTTACTTTGTCTATTGTTGTAAATAAGCTATTCCTACTTATCTTAGTCTTTTTAGCTAGTGAGTCTAATGTATTGCCTTCATAGTAATATAACTTAAATAACTCTCTGTCATACCAATTTTCTAGCTTGTCTAACTCTACATCTATAATTTCTAACTTATGTAATTGAGCATTGTCTACTTCTTCGTTAGGAATGTTTGATAGACTCTTATAATAATTATTATCATTTCCATAGTCAAGATGATTACTAGAGACGCTAACATTGTTAGTATAGCTATCAATACGTGTATAATACTTTTCATACTTATAATAAAAATTACTTCTCTTACTTGTCAATGCCCTTCTTAATGCCACTGCTCCGTATCTTGTTAATCCATCTACTCCGTCTTTATCATAAATTGACTTTAATGTTGTTGGATTCATTTGCATAAAATAGAGCATCAACTCCTGCACTGCTTCGTTTATCTTGTTTTCATCTGTCGTTAATCTGTAAGACATAGTTCTAAACTTATCTGTGAGCTTAGCTATTTCAAGATATATCTTATTCATTTGTTGTTTCTAATAAACTTATTTTATCTACTGTCTCTTGTAGTATTTCTTCAAGGACTACTTTATACGTTCTTATTACTGCTCTGTTACGTTTAGTTTCAACTCCAGCAAAGAAAGCATTTGTAGCTACTGATAAGTTAATTGGTATTATCATAAGCCAATCATAGAAATTGTTTTCTTCAACTCCACTACCATAACCATTATGATATTCTAATATAATTTTTAATACATCTTTGTAATTATTGTACTTAGTTTTACTACTTACGTCTTTTGCAAACTCTTTACACATATTAATATAAAGATCTATTAATGCTTTGTGTTCCTGACTTGAGTAAATGAGTTCTATCATTTTCCAAATATATCATAATATTTTATTCAATTCCTTTTTCTTCTTTTAAGTTTTTAACAGCTGATTTGTAATAAGTTATTTTTTCTTCATAGTCAGCTCTAGTAAACTTAGTTATTTGTCTTGCTTTATACTCTAACTCTTGTGCAGTACCTTCTCCATACTTTGAGTCTAATGCTATTGAGAATTTATATTGTTCTCCTTGTTTAAACATATTACAACCTACACATTGTGGCTGACAGTTTTGTTCATCAAATCTTGTAGCTAAATGACTTCTACTTTGAAAATGTCCGTTTTGCATACCTTGCTT